CACTCAGTATATCAATCATCTACTTCGCCCTGAAGTGTTTGGCACTCCTATTGTTTTACCTGCTGATGCAAACACTAGTGGGAGATACACGATGAGTTCAAGTTCAATTAGAGAACTATTTGAGAGTTATGAACTGAATGTATATGAGAAAGCAATAATGAACCCACCTGATAACGAAGGTCGCACAACTAATCACAAGAGTTATGGTATCAATCAAATGCGTCAAATGTTAGAAGTAGGAAATTTAATGGTCAATGAGAATTGCACAAACTTTCTAAGTGAGGCACAAAACTATTTCGTTGATGAGCGTGGTAGATTTAGTGATCCAGATGACTGTATTGATAGTTGTCGTTATGGGATACTTGCTTGCTTACAAGGAATAGCAGAACCCTGGGATAATCGTAGCCCTCAACAAAGAATGATGGCACAACGAGATAGATATGTAAAACGAGATGATAGTAATAAACCTGCTTGGAAGAAAAACTTCTCAGCAAGTTAAAAATACTAAATACATCATTGATAAGGAATAGAAATGAGTTGGAATATTATAAATGGTAACAGTGCCGAAATACTGAAAACATATCCAGACAATAGTTTTGATTGTGTAGTCACAGACCCACCATATGGTATCAACTTCCTAGGTAAAGCTTGGGATAGTAATACAGGTGATCGTGAAGTGTATGAACAATGCTTACGAGTATTAAAGCCAGGTGGTCATCTACTTGCGTTTAGTGCGGCCCGAACATATCATCACTTAGCAATGACTGTTGAGACAGTTGGCTTTGAGATTAGAGACCAAATTATGTGGATATATGGTAGTGGCTTTCCTAAAAGTCAAGATGTTGGAAGACAGATTGATAAGAAAGAAAACACAACAAATAGTGAATGGAGTGGATGGGGCACACAACTGAAACCAGCACACGAACCAATCGTTATGGCACGAAAGCCTGTTATTGGTAGTATTAGAGAGAATGTATTAGAACACGGGACTGGCGCAATCAATATTGATGCTACAAGAGTTGGTTATGCTAATGAACAAGATAAAAATAGCATTGACCATAAAATGCCTACAGCGGCTTGGTCTGGACATACTAATCAAGTAGATAGTTATGAAAAGGGCCAGTTCATCAAAGTTGAAACTAATCAATTAGGTCGCTTCCCAGCAAATGTTATACACGATGGTAGTGATGAAGTTGTTAGACTATTCCCACATTCTACAAGTGGTGCAAGAAAATCAACACATAAACTAAAAGGTTTAGATACTGGCGAACAACGAGCAGTATTTGGTGATGATGCTATTAGTGGCAAATACAATGTTCAGCCATTTACAGACGCACAAGCAGATGAAGGTTCAGCAGCCAGATTTTTCTATTGTCCTAAGGTCAGTAGTAAAGAACGACACATTGGACACGATAAACCACCAGCAATGTTTGGAGATGTGCAGGGCTGTTATGGACCTGATGGCAAACGAATGGCAGAAGGATTAGATAATAGAGGTGGTGGAAACAATCACCCAACAGTAAAGCCAATAGAACTTATGAAGTATCTTATCAAGTTAGTCACACCAATGAATGGTCATATATTAGATCCGTTCAATGGTAGTGGCTCAACAGGATGTGCGGCAGTGGAACTTGGCTTTGATTATACTGGAATAGAACTTGACCCTAACTATGTTGAGATAGCAACTAAACGCATTAGTCATTGGGAAGAACAATGTGTGCCCAAGACTACATATAATAACCTATTTGAGGAAAAATAATGCAACCAAGATTTTTAGTCACTGTAAATGATAATCCGCCTGTGATTATGTGTGAAAAACACGCACAGACATTTGAGAAGATTATGATGGTAGGGAATATACCCTGCACGATTTATGAGTTAGATGACGAAGAACCACCGAAGAAATGTCACGCTTGCAACTTAGTGGGCGATGTTATGGATAATCAGCCCCGAATAATATTACCAAACTAAGTGTTTTACAAAAGACTAAATAGTAGATACTAAAGGTAAAACCCCCATTATGTTAGATATTAAGAATATCCCAGTCAGCGACATTAATCAAAATAGAACGATGAACGCAAGGTTCGTCCGTATGAAGAACCAAATGGATGTCAAAATGGCATCTTATTTGCGTTACTTAGGCACCAAAAACGCAGTCAATCGTGCCAGTGATTATCATTATCTATGTCTTGCTGTAACTGAATCAACAGCACCAGTGAATGGCATTGACTACATTCACCCCTCAGTAAAACCAGTAGTAGATTACGCAACAGCAGTTGTTGCTAAAGGTCTAATGCCTAATGGTGAAATCAACTTTGAGTTTGTAGCAGATACAGAGGATGATGAAATAGCGGCAAGACAAGCAACTGATATGGTCAGCAAAGTTGTCAATCAAATGAATGATCCACATTTTATATTAGAGCGTTGGATTATGGATGCTATGATGCACAAGAATGGTATGATGATGATTAAGCCCATTCGTGAACCTATTGTTCGTTATGTGGAAACGCAAGGAACAGTAGACCAACTAAAAGCATTTGAACAACAAGCAAGTGAAAGTGGATTAACGGCACTACGCCAAAGCAAACGCAGAGTAAATGTTGATTTACAAAAAGCATTAGCAGAAATACAACAAAACTTAGGTGAAGAAAAATCAAATCTTGGTCAAGCAAAACTTGATGAGTTCATAGCAACATTACAGGGCGAAAGCGAATTGGATGAGCAATTAAATGAACAAGATATGATGTTGGATAGTGAACAAAGTGTATTAGATGAAGCAATCAAACGCAATACAATATACCTAGCAAAATACAAACTAACTGGTTACAACATCAATATTAGATTTCATCCTATCGCTCAACACTATTGGATCTGTGATCCTACAGTTCCTGAGATGAAGGATCAACCATTCTGTGGTTACTACGATCCAATGAGCATACAAGAAGCAGTAGAACTATATCCAGGCATCAACTTGGAAGAATTTCGTGTTCACGCAGAATACAATATGAATGGTGCTTATCAAGCAGGTAGTGTATTAAACAACTTAGCAATTCACGCAAGGGACAGTGTGCCTGTTATGGGTATCCCTGTTTCTAGTGCAAGTAGTGCTGATCCAGATAGTCGTCAGGTATCAGTTGTTACTGTATGGAACAGATACGATATTGATGGTGATGGTGAGTTAGAATTAGTTGAACTTATCTATTCAGGTAGTTATATTATATCAGCAAGAGAAGTAGAGTTTATTCCTGTTGCTAATATGTGTCCTAAACCATTACCAGGTAACTTCTATGGTATGAGTGTTGCTGAAAGTGTTATTCCAATGCAGGAATACAACACATCAGCCGCAAGAGCAGAAATACAATTGGGCTTACTAACAGCAACACCTCGCATTGGTGTTAAGCCAGACAGATTAGATTTTGAGATGCTACAAGATGGTGAAGCGGCAATCTTCATCTTAGACAGCAAGTTTGATCCAGCAAAAGACATTTATCAATTGCCTCCCCCATCAGGAAACCTACAGTTCTTGGAAGTTGCTATGAACCGCATACAACAAGATACAATGGCTATGGTTGGTATGACTACACCAAGTGATGTATTCAATCCAGAAGTTATGGCTGCAGGTAATAGTGGTATTAAACTACAGTTAGCATTGACGCCTAATCAAATCATACAAGACAATACTATTCGTAATAGTGCTGAAGGTCTTAAAGAAGCATTATGGTTGGTATGGAGAACATTAGTTCAGTATGGTGATGATTATGGTGTTAAGAAGTTAGCACAACAGTTTCACCCAGAAAAGACGCCTGAGTTTTTAGATTATGTTTCGTGGGACGATATGAATTTCTGTGATAGAAAACAAATTCGTATGGAACTTAGCATTGGTATGATGAGTGAAGAAAACGCATTAGGTCGTTTACAAATTATTCAAAAATGTCAGGCTGATTTATATCAAACAACTACAGGTATGGTTCAAGCAGGCACATTAACTAAAGAAATATATCAAAAAGTTAAGAAGCCATTTGCTGATACATTGTATGTGCTTGGTGTAAAAGACGCAGACACATATCTACCAAGTGATGACGAAGTAGAACAAATGATTAGTCAGGGTGCTGAAGCAATGAAGAACCGTGAACCTAGTGCTGAAGATAAGAAACGATTAGCAAGTGCCCAACTTGATAATGTTAAGGCTGCACAAATACAAGCAGAGATGACAGGTCAAGATATGGAAAGTCAACTTGATTTAATGAGTTTAGCACAAGGAAAGCCAAAAGTTTATAGTTAATTTGACGGACTAAATAGAATATGATTAATGACGATAGCATAGAATTTTTTAATAATAGATTAACAGTAGACTTAAGTAACATAAAGAAACTAACTCCTGCTCAACAAGACAGAGTTAGACATTATGGAAGTCAAGCAGAAGCATTGCTAAAGAGTAAAGACTTAGCAATGTTTGTGCATCATTTTAAGTTTGAATTGGCTGACACCCTAGCAAGTATAAGGGGTCATACGATTGATGATGATAAACAGCGAGTAGCATTATGCAATGAACTTGCTGGAATAGACAGTTTTATTACTTCTCTAAAAAGAGCGGTATATTTGAAAAGCAAACTTGGTAACACGGAAGTGCCCGAGTAATTAAAATAAGGAAATAAAAATGGAAATAACGACAAGTCCTAACACTGAAAACAGTGCGGTCACAGGTCAAAGCGCAGTAAGTGATGATTCAATAGCCCAGAAGATGGCCGCAATGTTAGATTTGCGTAACCAAACAAGGACTACAACACAACCTGCAACAGGTCAAGAGGAATCGGCAGAAACTTCAAACCCTGTGGCGCCCAGCGATGATGCTGATGCCGAAGTTGGTGATACCAATGATGATAGTTTTGTAAGCGACAATCAAGAAACAGATAGCCCTGAAGAGGTAACTTCTGGTAGTAATGATAGTTCTAGTGATGATTTGATTGACTTTATTGAATTCGCAGATAGTAACCCGAACGCTAAGTTCAAGTTTATGCGAAATGGTAAAGAAGTCGTAATTGATGCTAAGAAGGCCGCGGCAATACTTGGTCAAGGATCAGCAATACACGAAGAAGCAAGAGAATTGAAAATCCAAAAGGCTGAATTTGATGAATACCTAAGGGGGAAGCATCAAGAGCAAGAGGGTTTAACTTTAGCAATGGAATTTACCGTTCAGCCGAAGTTGCAAGGTGCGTATGATGAGATTGTGAAAACACAAAACTATCAAACAACTTTTCAACAACAATTGGCACAGACTAGGGACCCTGCTCAAATAGCAAGGATCCAGGCTGCGATGCAACAGAATGAACAGTATATCAGGCAACAACAGGCTGTAATAGGTCAGATGAAGCCAATGGTAGACCAGTTTAGACAAGTTCGTAGTCAACAAGTCG